TATCAAATCCAAACTACTTACCGGTGAAACTCCAGGCGACGAGAGAAGGCAGATCCTAACAGATTTTGAGTCAGGCAATCTAAACGTCATCTGTAACGTTGGTGTCCTCACAGAGGGCTGGGATGCGCCTAAAACGGATTGTATTGCTATGCTTAGACCTACGCAAAGCTTAGGCCTATATGTGCAAATGTGTGGCCGTGGCATGCGTGTTTACCCAGGCAAAGAGAATTGTTTGTTATTAGACTACGGCGAGAACATTGCTCGACATGGGTGCATTGATACAGCTCAACCCAATCAAGAATTTAAAGTTAGAAGACCAAAGATTTGTGGCGAGTGTTTAGCCATAAGCCCACCTCATGCTAAGAAGTGTGTTGAGTGTGGCACTGAGTTTCCAATCTCAGAGTTTTCTACTTACTTAGTACCAATAGAAGAACGTAAGGTTGCTAAACAAACCAAGGCAGCTAGTGGAGCTGTGATCTCTGATGAGAAACCAGGTGTTAAAACCAAAGATGAAATAGTCACCAGCACTTCAGCAACCTTAGCCACTTCTAAAAACGGCAACGATTACTGTCGAGTTTTCTTTCAGATAGAAGATAGTTTTTTACCCAGGTCCTTACCGCTTATGTTTGAGCATCCTAGAATGAGTGGTCTAGCTATCAACCAATGGTGTAGAATTGTGGATGCAAAGAAGTGGGGAGTACCGCGTCGATCTGAAGATGCCGTCCGTAAAATTAATCAAGGTGCTATGCAAGACGTAAATAAAATAACTGTCAAGAAAGAAGGTAAATATTTCAATGTCAAAAGAGTAGTCATTACCAATAAAGAGGTTTATATATGAACAAGATAAATGAAATGATCGACCATGTTATGTTGGAAGAGCCAGCTAGTTATCGTCCTTACTTAGGAATGAGTCAGATTGGTAATCCAGACGAGCGTATGCTTTGGTTAAACTTTCGTTGGTGTTTACCGCCTAATAGTTTTGAGCCTAGAGTCTCAAGAATTTTGGATCTGGGTCAACACTTAGAAGATATCATTGTTGATTATTTAAAGAAAGCCCAAGGCTTTGAAGTGTTTGAAAAAGATAAGAAGGGTAAACAATATACAGCTTCCTTATTAGGCGATCATTTCTCTGGTCATATTGATGGCGTAATAAAAGGTTTGCCAGATACAGAGGCTCCTTCGATTTTAGAAATCAAAACCGCCAACGATAATCGTTTTAAAAATTTAATTAAAGAAGATAGTTATGAGCGTTGGTCTATGGAATACGAAGCTCAGGTGCATTGTTATATGGGAGCTTTTAAATTAGATAAATGTTTGGCTTTGGTTTACAACAAAAACAACTCAGACATTTACACCGAAGTTATTAACAAAGACGAAGAGATCTTTCAAAGTATGTTGGCTAAAGCTAGACGAATTATTACTTCAGAGAATCCGCCAGAGAGTTTGGTGCCTGAAACAGATTGGCGAATTAAAAATTTAGCTAAAGAATCTAGGGATGTCTATATGCAAAGAGCTTATCCACAACAAAAAAATTGTCGTAATTGCAAACACAGTAAGCCTTTGATAGATAGTAGCGGTGCTACTTGGCTTTGTAATAAAGGCCAAGAGATTTCTAATCCAAAAATGCAGAGGCGAGCTTGTCAAGATCATGAGTGGATCACAGGCCTAACTCCATTACCTTTCTAAATTATTGTAAGTTTTTGTAAAATCATAGTATAATTTGACATATTCCTTGTAATGAAAGGAGGTCAACGTGAAAACTTTATGTGATTTTGAAGATCCTTTTATAAAAAGATCAGGCTGTAAACCTGTTTGGATTAACAGAGCTACGTTTGAATCTTTAAATAAATTTGCTTCAGACAATGAAAAAGACGTTAAAGACATAATAGAGTACTTGGTGGTATTAGCTTTGAACAGCCACGAAAGAAAAATTGAAGAAAAAATTAGTTTCGATTTAGAAAGCGTTTAATTAATTTTTACTTTTAAAGTCTATTATATTTTTACACCACCAGAAGAACATGTCTTCCGATAGATTGTGTTTCATAATGTTGGCTCTGTGTGCTACCAATTGTATGTTCCCAACTACATAACCTTCATGCGGCAGGATCCTGTCTAAAGAAGCATTGAGTTCTTTCTTGCCTTGACCATCTTTAGCATGCGTCATTAAAACGCCAGACAAGGCGCACCGGCCCTCTTGTTCATCCCAGACATCAATTACATCATCCAGAGTAATATCCCACCTCAGATCGGGTCTTTTCTTTTTTCTGGAACTTTTTAATTGCGTAAATATTAGGGCTAAAAATTTGTAGGGATCTTGAGTTACATTCTGGTAACGTTTTTTTTGGTAACAACTTCGACAGGTCTTCCGATAAGAGATAGTACCTGTCGGTCTTACCTTGGGCTCAAACTGCTCCATAGGTTTACTTTTCCGACAGACGGAACAAGTCTTTTTGTCTTGAGCCATTTTATTCTCTAGGAGAAGATACGATGTGTATTATCAAGCCTGGATACAACGCTTCCACCAATTTCTTTTTGAGTTTGAAGACATCAGTTTGCACACCTTTAGTATCTTCCACCACCTCCTCGCCATTAGCGTTTTTGTATTTAAAATCCGCCTTGTATAAACAGATCTTTTTACCTTCGATAAAACATGGATAAGGTGGGTGCACCTCTATATCTGATACGGCACCAGCTCTTTCTAATTCTTTTAAGAATTTATATCTGGCTGCCTCTAGCTTACTGTCAAAGACGTAACCATCTAGCTTTACTTTGATCGCGCCGTATTTGTTATAAGCCATTTTTTAATATACAATAATTTATCAAAAATAAGAAAGAATCAACATATTAGGAGAATCTTACATGACTCATGTTACCATAGGTGTGAACAAAGAAACGCATAAAAAACTTAGCGAACTCGCTTCATTAACTCATCGTACCAGGGCTAATACTGTCGAGTGGTTGGTTGATAGAGCCATAAGCCAGATTAAATTAGCTGAAAAAAACGGCAACGCCGAGCAAATTAAATTTGGACTTTAAGATCCCCCTACTAATTTTTCTAGTTCTTGCTGTCTTAATATTTGAGCTCCTGGGGATTGGTCATTTCTTGGATCTCTGAATTGGCCTTCAAGGTTTTGTTGTCTTATATCTCTTTCAATAACATTAATAGGAGTTCTTATATCTTGTGGCGCTGGTGAAGCTCTTAATAAATCTGTGTTCAATTCGATTGGTCTAAATCTATTACGCATAACGTCTTTGTAGTTAGCCACTTTAGCTTTTTTAAGCTGTGTCTCTATTTCTCTTTCTGATAAACCAAGAGTTTTTGCATCATCAATTGCTGTGTATAAATCTCTAAAGGTTCTAAATCTTTTTTCATTTGAATTTATATAAGCGTTTAGATATTGTTCTGCCTCTCTTGGTTCAAATTGTCTCAAGTAAGAATTGAATTGGTTGGTTGCGTCTCTTATTTCTCTAGAAGCTTCAAAACCTCTAAACAATAAAGTTCTATCTATTTGTGGTTTGACTACTTTAAAACCGCTAAAAGCTTGTACCATGGTATCAGCTACATCCAGATCCTGACCTGCTTTAGTCTTTAAATTTTCGCCTTCGCCTCCAGTCAAACCAAAGACAGCTTTAGGAAAGTTTTTTGGTCTAATGTCAACACCGATTCCTCCATCAGTTCCTAAATCAGAAGCTAAAGTGAAAGGAGTTATAGAAGGTAAAGTTTGTTCAGTTACGTATAAAAAACTTTTAGCCAATCTATCACCTATGGTATCTGCTTCCCCCCAAATTCTTCTACCAGTTGCAGTTCTTCCATAACCAGAATCAACTACAGCTCTTATAGAAAAAGCTGGATCAACAAAACTATTACTTAATTCTGAAACTGCACCAAGCGCACTATCATTAAATGTTTTTAATAAGCTTTCTTCATTTCTGTTGCCTTCTGCTATTTCCATAAATACTTTATTTACAGGTCTGTTTAAATAATCATAAGGGTTCATGTAACTAAAATTAAAAAATTGAGTGGGGTTGCCATCTTTATCTGAGGCCACCGGTATTAAAGTTGCTGTTTTATCCCAAGGCATTCCATAAGATCTTTTATAGGCTTCTACTTTTTCTTGGTCAACTCCAGTTAAAGTTGTGCCTATTCTTTCTAAAGCGTAACCAGTACCACCCAAGGTAAAAGTCGCCCCAGCTAATCTGCGCATGCCTATTTTTTGTATCTCAGGATTTTCACTAGCGACCTCTCTAATTGCTCTAGCAACCGCATTCCCAGTATTTCTAAATATTTCTGCTGGGAAAGCTACAAAGTTACCTACTGGAGCTAGTTTTAATTGATCAACAAAACCCATAGTTCTTTGATAGTTTTGTACGGTTTGTTGAGCTATGTCCCCAGCTTCTGCTCTAGCAAACATTTCAAGTCCATCGTCACCAAATTTATTAATAATGCTTGATGGCTTTATAACTGGTTTGCCAAAAGCATTTAGCTCAACCAGATCCGCATACTTAGTCATGTTTTTAACAGCTTGCACTGGAACAAAACCATCTGTGTTATTTTTCATGGCTTGCAAAAATCTTTTCTTTTCACCTATGTAACTAAATACACGCGCAGTGTTATCTGTCATCGCATAAGTTTTTTGTAAAAATTTATCTGTTTGTTTAATGCCAGGGATGTTGCCTGCTCTTGATAAAATAGTACCCCCACGAGTTCCTTCAAAAGATAAATTAGCTAAGTCTTTTATCTCAGCTAAACGTCCACCACCGCCAGCTTGGACTAAACCCTCTTCTCTTAATTCTTTTAAAATATTTTCATTTAATTTTTTTGTTTTAGGATTTATTAAACCAGAAAAAGTGGTTTGCACTGCGTCCATGTATCGACCAGTGTTACCAACATTACCATTTAATAAAGCAAAAAAAGGTATTGAAGTAAAGTTTCTTATCTGTGCTCCTGGAGATAAAACAGTTTTACCATATTGAGCAGCAGATTTAACTCCTATAATAGGTTTATACCAACCAAGATTTGCTAATGGGTTGGCTTGAACATCACTACTAGCTCTGGTTATTGCGTCAAAAAAATCTGCTCTAACAAATTTACCATTTAAGGATCCATGTTCTTGATTAAACTGTTTAAATTTAATTGGCACATCATCTGGTCCAACAGTATCAAAAGCAACATTAATATCTCCTTCTTTGCTTGTAGTAATTTTTTTATTATCAAAATAACTTTTATCCCTTAAAAATTTCTTCTCGCCTAAAGCTGCAGCATTTTTATCCAATTTAAAAATATCATCATAAACTTTTGACTTGGCTGTTAAAGTTGCTAGTCTGCTTGCCGTTAATGAAGCCATCAAGGCAGTGTTATTTAAAGCAGCTTCTGGAGTTGATTGGGTATAACCAGCAACCTCGCCTAAAGCTTTTCTAACTTTTTCTAAGCTATCTAAGTTTCTGCCTTTTAAAATACCTTTATCTACTCTTAAACTATCAACAAAAGCATCTGCGCTTTCTACTCCGATCGCATCTTTATTTTTTGCTCTAGGAATAACCAAATCATTTAAAGCACTTCTAGCAGTTTGCTCATCGACCCCATGTTGTCTCATAATCTGTTCGATAGCTTCTTGTTTTAACTTTGGATCCATTTTAAAACCGCCATCAATAAAAGCTTTATAAACCCTACTGCCATACAATCCCATGTTTTCTTTTATAGCGTCTCTTAACTCAGCGTTGATAAATAAATTAGTAAATTCATCTGATGTACTGTCACCTGCTTTTAAAACACTCTTTGATAAATTATTAAATTCACTTCTAGTGCTTTCTAATAGCTCCGATATTTTTAAACCTTTTGGTAAATCTATACCTTTATACAAACCGCCATCGGTTTCTAAATTTTTTATTCTT